ATGAGAACGATACTCGCCGTCTGCATTGCCTTGGCCATTAATCTGTCCGCCGTGGTGGACACTTTTGCAGGGCAGGGGGTGTCCTGCGCCTCGCTGATCGTGATCGACGGCGACACCATAAAATGCGACGGGCAGAACATGCGCCTGCTTGGCGGGGGCGTGCCGTTCAAATCTGGCGTGGATGCCCCCGAAATGGGGAGCCGTGCGAAGTGCGACTATGAGCAGGATATGGCGCTAAAGGCGAAAGCCAGGCTTAAAGAACTGCTGCTGGACGGTGTGCCTCGCATCGAGGACAGCGGCGCGAGGGATCGGACGCAAAGCCGCCGGCCGCTCGTGAATGCCTATCTCCCCGATGGCCGGGAAGCAGGGCAGGTTCTTATGGGGGAAGGACTGGCGCGAGAATGGCGCCCGAAGCACCGCATTGATTGGTGCAATTGATCCGTGCTTCGGGTATGCGGAATGAGAAATGTCCGTCACTAGCGGATGTTGGCAATAGCCCGCTGATAGTACGAGGCTGCCGGCGGGCGTTCTGTGTGAGGTTCAAACGTCGTCACAAAGCGATGACGCCACACGACCGTTTAAGACTGCGTGTCAGGCCGCCCTGACAACAGATTGCCGACGCTTCTTGCATTTCCTGAACCAAGTGACGGCAAGAGCTTTCCAGAATTGGATTTTGTGGGTTACGGCGAACAGCTTCGCCTCTTCTTCCGCCGTCGTCAGCAAATCGATGATTGCTTCTGTTAGGTCATCACCGGTGATTTTTTCACAGTATTCCGGGTCGGTAAGAAGCAGTTCGACCGCTTTTATCTGTGGCGCTGTTAGAGGGCCACGGTCAGCATTAGCCAAAACCTCGAGTATCTCCCGCGAGAGGACTACCCCGCGTCTCCCGATCATCGCTGCGATTTGTTTGATCGCAATAGTTTGACGAGAACCAGTTCCAGTGTAGGCGTTGGTCGTTTTCAGAACTTTGACGTTTGCGCGAGCGCAGACCAGCTCGATGGTTTGGGCATCCTCGTCGCCAGAAGCGATAGCTGCTTGGTGGAGTTGGAGGTTCGTTACGCCAAGGCGATCCGTATTTTGTCCGATAAAGGCCTTAGCTTGTTCCACGGTGGTTTCAGCTTCGACAATCATAACAGGAATTGTGTCTAGGTTCGGATTGGAGGCGGCCGCGATTGCCGTGTGCTGTCCATCAAGGACCTTCAGAATGGTTTTACCGTCCCATTCGGCGTAAGCGCAAATCGGCGGCTTATATTTCGTCCATTCAAAGTTTTCGATTATACGACGGATTTGTCGCATCCCTTTCTCGCTGACGTTTCTCTGGTAGGTTGGATCGACGTACAAATCGGATGGACGGACCAATTCGAAAATCGGCATACCCGTCGCGGGCACGCTTGCCGTAAGACCGGCAATACTTACGGGTGAAATAACTCTCACGTTATCCTGCATCGTGGCTCCTTCCCGCAAAATCGCGGTACACGTATTTTGTAGGCGACGACGAGAAGCGCCTTCCAACCCGGCTTACTCTGAGGATTTACAGGCGATTAACATCCACAGCGGTGTGCCCAGCTTCGGGTCAAACAGTGGATAACTGTAACCACGGAAGACATACTAAGTGACCACCGGGGAGAGCATGCAAACTGTCGCATGCGGGGCGGATTTGTAGGATTCACCGTATTCGGGAAATAGCTCCTCGCGCTTAGGCTTCTTCTGCTCCGTACAACCCTCCCGCCGGAGGGCTTCCTTTTAACTTCTCTAATAAAAATACTGGTTGAGTAGACTCGACTCCAATCTCTCTGCGTGTTTTTGTAATCACGGGGACGTTATTGGGGGCTTTTTTGACAATTGTATATTTGCGGGTGCTCAGTGCCCTGTTGATTTCGTGCGCATTGAGCGCATGTACCACTTCGAGGGAAGCATTTAACGCCAATCCGAAGTCGATTGATAAGCCGACGCTCTGTCGGACATACTTGCAAAGCCAAGATCCAGCGTTTCAGCAGGACCTTGCCAAAGAACTCAGCCGGCGGGGCGTGCAGTTCTATCAATGTCCAGAAATGGTGCGGAATCAGGATGCTGCGGCAGCGGCCTTGGTTGCTGTTGCGCTGGTCGGGACGGCAGTCGCTGTGTGCGCCAATAACAATTGTGGGGGCGGCTATCCGACAAGAACCTATCCTGGCAACTGCTACTCTTACTACGACCGCGCCGCCGATGGCAGCCTTTGTGGCCATCGAAGCGCGATGTCTCGGCCTGGCGGCTGGTAACTCTTAAATTACGCTACTGGGCAAATGGTAGCACCTTATAAAAGGAACATTCGAATGAACGATATGACTTCAATCACGCACACCCGCATCGCACGGCTAAAATGCTCCTTCAGCACGATCGAAGCAATCGGAACGGTCGTGCTATGGGTCATCCTCACCATCGTCACGCTGGGCTTGGCGCTTCTCGTGTTCCCCTACTACCTGAATAAGGCTGTGCTCAACAAAACGGAAATTCTTGACGCCTCCGGGAAGACGATCGGGCGCCTGAATTGCACCTTCAATATCGGGCACTCAATCGGCCACGTAATCGTCTGGGGCGTTCTGATCATCATCACCCTAGGCCTAGCAAGTTTCCTGTACGTGTACCGTGTGCTGCGTGTTGTGCTGAACGAGACGCGGATCGAATATTATTAAGGCTGCGGGGAATTGGCGATGTATGAATTTAAAAATGGCGCTGAACTGGACTTAGGAGGCGCTTTCGCCGCAGCAATTTTTTGTACCGCCACTTTTCTGTTATTGCCCCCCGCATTTGCAGAAGTCGCGCCACAGTCCGCTGTCGAATTCAAGCAACTTTCACCGAAGGCAACCGACGGGCACGTTTCGATCGGCATTTCGATAAAGAACCTGACGTCAGAATTGATTGGGATCGCCTTTATCGATTGCGTTGCGCTATCGGCAAATGGCGATGTGATTGATGACGGTATCCAAAGCGTCTCGAACTTGCGGCCGGACGAGACCGCGTACGCCTTTGTTCCCTTGCTCGACACGACATCTCTGAAGGTGGATGTAAAATGTAGAGTGTCGTCGGTGCAGTAGACTGCAGCGCCTGAGCGCATGAAACAGGACGAGGCGAAGAAGCAGTGAGCCGGCCGTTCACCGGGTGAGAATTGATCAAGTAAGAGAGGCAGTTCATCAAGTAACTGTAGGGGATATGGCAAAAGCGGCAAAACCCAATCTGTCGGACGAAGATTGGACATCTAAATTTTTCGAAGCTTCCACACTTTTCAGCCCATCGGCGCCGATCAATGAACACGATCTGTTCGCGGGTAGATCTCGCCAGATCAAAAAGGTCGTTGAGGCCGTTATGGAGCGCGGCAAGCACGCGGTGCTTTTCGGTGAGCGAGGGGTCGGGAAAACCTCTTTGGCAGGGGTGTTCACAGGCCTTTTCCCGTCTACCCTTCAATATTTCAAACTGATCCGAGAGCAGGTCGATCCTAGCGATGATTTTTCTTCCATCTGGAGGAAGGTCTTCAGGGATATCCACGTCTCCCAATCTCACATCGACGGAACATCAGTGGTTCCGTTATCGGAATTCTATCCGAACAGTATTTTCCCAGATGACGTTAGGAGGGAGTTGGTCAACCTATTCAGACCCAGCGATATGCCGGTCATCGTGATTGACGAATTCGATAAGGCCAAAAACAAGGAGGTTCACACCTTGATGGCCAACACTATCAAATCGCTGTCAGATTATTCGGTGAATGCGACTGTGGTGCTAGTTGGCGTCGCTGATGACCTCAACGACCTAATAGGCGAACATGAATCGATAACCAGGTGCATAGAACAAATATTGATGCCACGGATGCACAATACCGAAATGCGTGAGATTCTTGACAAAAGAGTACCAAAGCTCGGCATGAGGATGCACGCCGATGCATATTACAAAATCATTGAACTCTCTCGTGGCCTGCCGTCTTACGTCCACCTGCTAGGTCTTTACTCTGTGCAGAGTGCGATCAACAGAAAGTCTCTAGAAGTTCTTGAGGAAGATGTTGATTCTGCGATCCAAAGCGCATTGGAAAGGTCGCAGGAATCCATACAAGAGGCATACGCGAAAGCTACACATAGCAATCGAAGTGACAATCTTTACCGGCACGTTCTTTTAGCTTGCGCTTTAGCCACGCCAGACGACAGAGGGCAGTTTACACCAACATCAGTTTGCGACCCCCTTTCAGACATACTGAAAAAGCAGGTTAAAATTGATGCGTTCCAACAGCACTTGAAGAAATTCATAACCGAGGAGCGCAGCAGCATCTTGCTGCGAAGAGGCCAGGATCGCGCTTACAAATTCAGGTTCAGAGATCCGATGATGCAGCCTTACGTCATCATGAAGGGTATAGAAGATGGACTGGTCGGGAAGACTGCGATGAAAGCCTTGTCTTTCCCCGAGCAACCCGAGCTCAACCTGTGAACCGACACCCGCTCCGGCGGGTTTCTTTTTGCTCGACAGCTCGGATACTTCAACTTTTTTGAGTGAAGCCACCCTGCCAACTGTTCGGGCTCCACTACACGGATGCAAGCTTCGCTATCAGATCTCGAACCTCGCTCTCGTTTAGCTCAAACTGCGGGCCCTCTTCCATCGCCATCAATGTGAGGATTATGCGGTCCATCTCTGGCGTGAGATCCAATCCATACTGATGATAAACTTCGTAAGCTGCGCGTGACACCTTCGTCGTATCGAAGTCGCCAACTAGCGCCTTCTCCAGCAGGGTGGCCAATTCTTTAGCTTCTAGTCCCAAATTCGTTCTTCCAGTTTTCTCTGTGGGCTGCGCGATTTGGTCCGCGAGGTTTCTTTTTGCGTTCAAGTAAGCTGTAGTATGCTCACTAGACTCAAATTTCATTGACGGATGTAAGGGCAACATGGATCTGAAATACAATATCAATCTATGTCCTGATGGATCAGTCGTCACAAAGCACGGCGAATTTCTCGGCACATATCACCATGATGCAGAGGATCATCCATGGTTCACGCCTGACGGGGAGACGAATCCGACGATTTCCCATCAGTTTATTCCATCGTTCTGCAAAGCGATCGAAAATTGGCACAAAGCCGAAATAGATCGGTAGCTGTAAGGTGCACGCTAGGGCCGCTGCCCCTTCTCCATCCGCTGCAAGATGACCTTGATCTCGCGAAGGTCCCCTGACTGTTGAGATAGCTGGGTCTGGATGTCCTTGACCGTCGAAGCGATGCCCGTCGTGGCGTTCTCGTTGGTCGTGAGGCGGAAGTTCAGGCTGTCTGTTAGGCTGGTGAGCTTCCGAACATCGGCTTCGACGCTCTTGAATTTCTCATCGTTCCTTGCCTCGTTCGCCTTAACGTCCACAAGCCGCTCCTTGTGAAGCTGCTCGTGGTTCGTTCGCCAGCCCTGCAGGTCTTCAATATCACGGCTCTTGTCCACCCAGATTGCAATACCACCCCCGACCATTCCGACGAGGGTGACAATCTGGATTATGGTATTGAGGTTCCACTCAAGTTTAGGCGCGCGACTTATCTGCATATTCGTATTCTCCGCCATCCGGTAAGCCTGCCCTTGAGATGCGATTGAAATTCCAAGGCTACCAGCAGCCTTGCTTAGTACCGTGTGAGTTGTGGGAAGCGACCTGGTTAGCGAACTGCCGGTCGTCCATCGTGATCTTGACGGCTGTTTCGAGCGTCGGCGTCAGCCTCGACCACCCGGCGCACACATTCGACGCGTTCCTCGTCTGGCAGCCCGAAATGAGCGCACAACTCAGCAGCAGCGGAAGAAGTGATTTCCACATTGGTTTCATTCCTCGATTGGAGAACTTCGACGGTCTTTGTCAGCGTTTCGGTGGCCATCTCGGCGTGCTGGACACGCTTACCTATGAAGTAGGACGCGACTGCCACCACGGCGACACAGAGAAGGCCACCAGCAGCGTTTTTGATCCATGCGGGAATGAGCGCCCACATCACGACTTGACCTTCTGCCAGATGCCCCAGAGCGTTAGCGACAGGATCAGAACAGCAACGACAACACGCGCCCACTGCCCGCTCGTCAGTTCGTCGCGCTGGCTTGAGACAGCGTCAACCACATCAGGGATTGCGGGACCGATCGCAGCGCTGGCGCCAGCAAGGCCGGTACCGCCAATGACAGCCACATCCTTCTTGGGGACGGCGCGAGAGGCTTCCACGGTATTGCTGGAAACAAACTCGCCCTTGGCCCAAAGGCCAGCTTCGGCAGCACGGCGATTGACGAGGCCCTGCACTCGCTTGCCGCCAGCATTCACCCACTTCATGAGCTCGGCCGGCACAGCGTCGTAGTCGCCAGCGTTGAGCTTTTTCAGAAGCGTGGACTTGTGGAGTGCCCCGGTGTTGAAGTCGAAGGAGACGAGAACGGCGAACTGATTGTCGCTCAACGGCACCTTAACCAAGGAATTCACGCGGTTCTCGAACTTGCGCAGATCATCCTTCAAGATGTCTTCAGCTTCCTTATCGCTGATCCTCATACCTTCGCGGACACGCGGGATACCGGCCGCCGTGGTGTGGCCAAATCCAATAGTCCAGATTCCGGCTACGTCCTGATAGGCGACCAGTTTTTTGCCTTCCCACTGCATGATGTGCGAAAGCCCCGCCGCGTTGATGCGTCGTGCCATGATGATGTCCTTTGTTGATGGAAATAAAAAAGGCGCCCCGAAGGACGCCTTGCTGTGTCTTGATTTCTCTGCTTCAGTTCCCGGTGGCAGCCTTTGCTGCCTCAATTATCGCTTGGGCATTAACTTGCTCTATATCGTCGTCCTTAAACCGCCTGAACGCGCCGAGAAGAAGCATAATAGTCACGGCGGATATCGAAACGATCGGCGCTACAAACAGAGCTACGGCAACGGTGGCAGGGACAAGAACAATTGGCCCCACGAAATAAATGGACAGGACATAAAGGGCAAACCAAGCCATCGTCCCGATCACTGTCATGGCGACGAATATTGCTGCATATCTCATTAATATGCGTTGCAGCACCTCGTGATGAAGCAACCTGTTGTATAGATCTTCTGCGGAAAGCGCGCTGTCGGCGTTATCGCTTTCGATCTTTGATATTCTGGATTCGAGGCCATCTAAGCGACCGTCTAGCTCGGGAGACCCTGCCAGAGGATCTTGTGGGATGGCCTCGTCACGCATACTAGTTGACCCTATTCACCCGCTTTTGTCGGTAGTGAGTTAGAATGACATCATTTGTGATCGGCGCAAAATAACCGAACCGTTTTGATGCGGTATCCCAAGGGCCGCCAGGTTCGTGCGTCATCTCGGACAGCCGGCCAGCTGGGATAGCGCCGTAGATGCCGTAAATCTGCTCAAGGACATTATCGACGTAGGCGTTGAAGTCGGGAGAGAAATTGGGGATGGCATTGGCAACGTCTATACCCTGTGGCCTGAACGCCCTGTACACATCCGGAATGACCGGCCCATGCTTCCAAGCCTCTATTTTATTCCGGATCAATGGCGATCCAGACATCTCGAGATACCATCCGTGAGCTATATATACGAGCTTAAGAAGCTTCATAATGCTCAAGGTCCTGCCGTCTCGTCGTGCGCGGTTAACGAACCAATTGGCGATCTGCCGTGCGTCATACATTTGCAAACCCTCCTTTCGGCTTTGCTCAACTACAGGAACGTATTGTCAAGTGCTTACACTAAAAATAGGTTGATTCTACCCTGCTTTCCACAGGCGGGTGTGGACAAACAGGCAAGCTCTTGAATTGCGCCGCATTTAAATTGGTCTAGACCGAATTTAAGCCGCTGCACGTCGCGTACAGTCGTTACGTCATCGTGATTTTTACGGGTTGTTTCTCAGCGACTACGAGGCCGATTCGTTCATCCAGCGTTCATGCGCCAAAAGCCACCTTGCGCGCGGTCGCTCCGCCCAGCGACCTGACAGAGGCCCGCAGCCAAGCCCCCCAAAGCACCTGCGGGCCTCTATTTTTTTGGCGACGCAAGTCTCTCGAAAAGATGGACAATTGGTAAGTTGTGAACCCGCGTTTACGGCTTTAAAAGCGACGCCGTCGCGCGTCCCCTGAAACAGGCCGCGGCATTGGGGTCCGCCGCTTGGCGGAGTGGCGGGCCTCTCCAAAGATTCTGGTAGCGCTTCTCAATCAACAGGACCACACTCGCGCCGCCGTGGCCATCCCAATCTCCACGGTGTGGAGGCCTGTTGCCTACGAGGGGCGATGGGTCTCCGCTCTTGGAACGAATTCCAATACCGCGCGTTTGACGTTGCTGTGCTGTGTATTTTGTAGACGGCACTGGGGCTCGCGCCCACCCCCCGGTTCCCGTGCGAGCCTCTTTTAGCTTCCCTCCATGAGCGCGTGGTTATGCTACCTACGAAGCGGAATGTTGTCGTAGACGTACATCAAGGCACGCGCACCGATCTCATTCCTGATGATGGCGGGCTCGCTGAAAATCAGCCAGATGAGGTAGACCAAACCGCCAACAAATGTAGCGCAGCCAACAGTCAGAACGGCGATACCGAGATACAAAAGCGCCAAATGACCCATGTTCATCTTTATTCAGCCAGTATCGTTGAGTGGCTGTTATATTACTTGCGGCGCTATCCTCCTTTCAAGATGCCCGACTTCATTGATCCGATAATCGGTCCAGACCGAATTTCAAAGCGCTTCCCCAGCGCAGCCTCCACTGCCCTCTCCTGATTGTGGGTTATGAGTGCCGGTGGACGGACATAAAAAAGGCCGCTCGAAAGCGACCGATTTATTCTCTAATGTCTTTGTCGTTGTACCGCTTAGCTGCTGAACACCAACTTTCCGTCATCTGTTACGGAAAGGGAAACCGTCGTATCTGCACTGGCAACGCCGCCGAAATGAATCCTCCGAACCGGCGACCGATCCACGGAGCCAATCCGGGGGAAGAAGTCAGAAAGTTGGAACGAGAAGAGGCTCGTACCCGCTGGGAATTCGCGCCAAAGATCAGCCTCTGCCCCTTCTTCAGTGACAAAACAGAAGCGGAGAGAGCAACCGGTGTCGCCGGGCACAGAGACCTTTGCGGACATAATGGAGGCCCGGTTAACACTCAGGGATTCCGGCTCGAAGACAACATCGTTCCATTCGCCAGTTGCCGTCAAAGTGTGTTCGCCAGAAAGAGCACCAGTCGGCAAATGCAATCCTTTCTTGGCAGCGAGATAGTTTGACCGAATCTGGTTGACGACGTCCGCATTCCAAACCCGGAGACGGTCGTGGACATCCATACCAACATCATAGTTCGACACGAAAAGCTGGCTCACACCCAAGTCAACGTTCCCGCTTTCATGGGCGAATGACACAGAAGCTCTAATGGGATTGAAGTCAATTTCGGCAAACTGCTGGCGCCACCAGCCGATATTGTGGAGCAAGCTATGGGTCGGGTCTCGATGGAGAATTTCGTCCACGACCTCCTTAGGCCCGGAGTACGGCCCTTCTCCCACGATTGGCAGCATGTGGAAATGGATTGCAGATCCACTGACGCGCTTCAATTCAGCGAAGGCAGATTCTTTGAGCGCGGTCGGGATATGCTCCATCGCATGGACTGAATAGACGAAATCGAAATGTCCATCTGGATATGGCAAATGTTCGGCGCCTGCCAGGACGACGTTATCGTGTTCTCTATTGGTGATTGCCCATTCGGAAACATCGATACCATGCGCCTCAACGCCAAGCTCATTCATGTGCTTGACGATGATCCCGGTAGCGCAGCCAATCTCAAGAGTGCGGACGGGGCGGAAGACGTCGAAAATGAGTTGCGCGATTTCTCGATAAATAGCCGATGTACGCGCCACCTCTAGGTAGTTGTTGTAGACCGTTCCCTTCGTCTGTCCGTTCTGGAAATAGTCCACATCGAAGTAATCGTATTTCATGGTGTCTCCCTTTGGCGGGAAGCTACCACCCCGGAATCTCGAACTCAATGTAGCGCGACGATTTCATGTCATGTCGGCCAAGCGATGCGGGCGATTTCACTCAAGAACTGCTCAATGGTCGGCTGGTCTCGCTGTCCAACTTGAACCTTAGCAAGCTCGCCGTAGGCGTATGACCAAACGTTATCGCGCCACGCGACAAAAGCCTGAGCCTCTGCCGCCCATTTGGGCTTTGTCGAGCCGATGTAGGAAGCCAGCGTCACCTCGCCGCGGAACTGACGCTCACGCGCCGTGCTGTCGACAAGGTTCTGGATGGCGTCTTCGTAGTCGGTGATGGTCGCGGGCGCGTCGTGTCATGATGTTCTACTGATTTTGGGTTGTGTTAAGCACGGGCGCTATTTAAGGTCGCGCAAATTCAAATTCGGGGGCTAAATTGACCAGAAACATCCACGATACGAGTGATATTGGAACATTGTTCCCTATTGCATCGCAGACATCTGATACCGACAAACTGTTTCTCAAGAACGTAATCAGCTTGCTTTCGGAGAAGAGCGGCTCATTCTCCTATATCGAGCTTGGCTCGTTCCTTGGCGGCACACTGGCGCCGTTCCTGGTCGCGAATGCTTGCAGCAGCGTCCTTTCGGTGGATGACCGAGAGCGTCAGCAACCTGATGAACGTGGACCGAAGTACGATTATGCGGGCATTACCAGCCAAACCATGATCGACAATCTGCAAAAAAATGGTTTGCCTACGGCTAAACTAACGACGTTCGACGGGTCCATTGAGAACCTGCCAGCATCGCAATCTAAGTTTGACCTCGGTTTTATCGACGCAGAGCATACCGACGAAGCCGTGTTCAGGGATTTCGTCTACCTTCTTGAGCACATGAGGCGCGACTGCATCGTGATGTTCCACGACAGTTCGCTGACCGCGAAGGGCATAGCTAATATCATCACGCTTGAGCAACAGAAGCGCCACAACCGAAAATTTGGCCTTTCCAGAATCCTGGCAGGGCAGAAGAAGATTGGGGCATGCAAGTTCTTCAAAAAGCGAGATTCAGAGATGTCCTGCATGCTTTTCGGGAAGTATGCACATATTAACGTGCCGGCGTTCCTCGGGGAGCAAGAGCCGACCGAAGAATATATGGCTCAGTCAGCACGCTATATCCTTGAGCAGAAAATCATCCATCAGGTTGAATTCGAAGGACAGTTCAAAATCTTGGATACGAGAGTTCTTAAAGCGTATTGACGGGATGTGAGGGGCCGTCCGCTGGTTACGCCAAGACGGCTTCCTCCCACATGGCGTTAACCTGCACTTCGGTCAAGCCGAGAGCGGCGGCGATGAGCAGTAGCGTCGGATGATCGCGGTTGAACGTGCTGGCGTCTGCCCATTCAATCTGGGCTTCCTCTTTCTCCAGGCCATCAGGCATCGCAGCAATTGCCGCTTCAACGCCAGCCAATGAGATGCCATTGCGAACCAGCGTCAGGCGAAGTTGACGACGGGTAATAGGCTGCGCTGGTGGCTCTCGGTTAAGAAAGGCCACTAGCTCGGCGTTATCATCCGCGACGAACTCTTCGGCATATCCCGACTGAAGCATCGCGTAGGCGCCAGTGATTGCGCCATTGGTTCTTTCAACATAGGGCATTAGAGCCTCCCACGTCTGTCGGTATATCCTTCGGTGGTGACGTAAAGCTCACAACCAGACGCGCTTTCGCCCCTCGTCCTGATCTGCCCGCTTGAATTCGTCCGAGCGTTCGCGGGGATCGCTGTTTGTCCATTCGGGACCCCAGACATAAGGCCGCCGGCATTGGCGTTATTGCCGACAGCTTCATCGTTTTGAACGAGGCTGCTTACGACCGATCTGAAATTCACAGCAACACCAACAGCCAATACGCGAATTTTCGCTTCGACCGGGAAGCCGGTAGGGACCGTCAATGTTCTCGTTTTTGCTGCAGTGCCGGGAGATGTGTCGACAACGTCAACAACCGTAGCCTTCCACAGGAAGTCATCACCGTTTTGAACAAAGCCCTTAATGACGCCAGAAACCCGCACGATCGAACCGACACGGCGATATCTGGTGTAACCGCTCGGATAGTTCGGCTGCGCTGTCGGATCGAGCGACTTGGAGAAGCCACGAGATACTGTCGTGCCGTTGCTGATGACAAAGCAATGCCAGGTGCCATCTGATATAGCGCTGTCGAACCGGCCACCGTTGCCAGTGCCGAAAGCCACGTCAAGCTGTGCCGTGCCGGAGGAATGCGACATGACGGCTGGTACGGCACTCTCAGACGCGCATACGCCGGCAGCGAAATCGATATCGTTTGTTGCATCCGTCGCATTGTTGGACAGCGTCAGGCCGTTCAGGAGGCCAGTGGCAGCCGTAAGGATGCTTGCCGCCAGTGCCATGTCCGCATTGCCGAGATTGGTGAGTTGCGTTTGCAGCCCCGTGACCGTGGAGATGGCCTGTTCGCCGGTGTGGTTGGCGCGGTCGAAAGCATCATCCTCGATGCCCTGCGGGTCGTACATCGTCTGGAGCATAAAGCCCTCAGTATCGATAACCGCCGCGAAGGTGTCGGCAAAGCTCATGATGGAATAGGTGTTTTGATCGCTGTTCCACGCAAGGAAGAACACCTTGTTGTTGTCCAGCACAGACGGAACGCGCACGATATCGCTCACATCGAGCGAAACCGTCAGGTCAGTGCTTCCGGACAGTCTCTCAATCTTGATACCGGTCGTGCCGGATATCTTTGCCGGGAAGCGCGGCAGGACACGCATACGTAAAGTCATCTGCGAACCACTCCATCAATGACCGGGATAGACCCGACAAGTTCCTGTTCGGTAATGCCGTCACGCTTAACGGTGATGCCTATCTCATATGTGCCAGCACAAAGCTGTGTCATCTCCTGCCGGGTGAAAGCCCACTGGATGACGCCAAAGCCTGCAAAGGTGATGTGGCCGTCTTCCGTTGTTCCGTAGAGGCAGCGACGGAAATCCGGGTCGCGGAACTCGACAACCATCGTGACATCCGACAGATCGGTGATGATCTCCTCCGTATCGTCATCAACCAGTTCGATTGTCTCGATCCAGTCGGCGCGATTGGAAACGGGCTTCAGTTGCGCGTCATACATCCTAGAGCCTCACATAGAAGGTCATGGCAATGGAGGGCTGCACGTTGTTATGCGCCAGGCCGCCGCCCGTGTTGTTCATGGTGATGCCGGTTGTTGCTGTCTGCGTCTCGTTGACGAAGCCCATATTGGCGCCACCAGAGCCGCCAGTTGTGACCGGTCCAGCCTGTGAACGCGCTGGATCAATCGGATGCTTATGGCCCGGATCATTGAGGCCGTGGGCGTGCGACGGCATTTCGTTGACGCTGAGGACATGTGTACTTGCGCCGCCAGTCCAGCCGAGATTGTCAGCAGCAGGAATATTGCCAGCCGGCGTGTTGCCCATGTTGTCGACGCCGATAAGCGACCGGCCACGGGCATCGGGGAGTGTCAGCGGCTTGTTTGCCGTCCAGTCGGCCAGCGCAGATGCGCCACGACCGCCAAGAACAACCAGATCAGGGTCAGCAAGCCACAGATATTCATAGAGGGCCTGTGTGTCGCTGTTGGCGCGCTCCTCGGCACCAGACGTTGCAGAGCCGATCGTGCGGCCGTTGCAGCGCACCCAGCCTACAAGGAAGCCTTCGCCGTACCGGACTTTGACATCGCCGGTCTTGAATACAGAATCCGGGTCCACTGGCGTCGGAGTACCGCCACCGCCGCCGCTCTCAGCTGGTCCGATGATCGGGATACCATCTGCGTCAAGGATGACAACGCCCTGCGCCGTGGTGATGCGAACGCGGAAGAACTCGTCTGCCTCATCCATGTAGACCGGTGGCCAGAAGCCGTTACCGTCCGTCTGGAGCGGGTTCGGATGAGCATTGATGGCGCCAAGGTCAAACGACTTGTAAACCGTGATCGGGGTCGTGGTGCCGCCCAGGAAGAAATACGCCCGAGCGCCGATATACGGGCGGCCATTCGGATCGTGAATCTGTAAAAGAGAAAGGTTCCAGAAACCCGCCATGTCAGCACCTCACCAGACGGCCACAATGCCGGTCGCGGTTGTTCCCGTGGCCTTGATCCTCGTCGGAGCCAGCGGGTAAATAGTGCCGGCTACCATCGCGACGGTCACTTCCTGACTGTTGCCGGACATGACCACAACAACGTTTCCATCAGCGCCGACACAGATGGCCCGAGGCACCGTTGCTAGGTCGTTTGCGTCACTTGGTACTACCGGCACGGCGTACCGCGCTGGGCCAACCTGTGTGATGTCTTTCAAATAAGGGTCTGCTGCAGCCATTGCGGCCTCCATAGAAAAAGGCGGCCAATTGACCGCCTCGACTCTTTTTCTGATCTGCGCCATCTTCCGCCCAATATCGATGGGGTGGGCATGGCTATTTTTTATCACTGCGCGTCAGTCAAACTTGGCGTGGGCAGCATCATCGAGCCCGGTAATTGGGGGAGAATAATCAACAGGTTTGCTTATCGGCACGGTCTGTATCAGCGCGAGATGGTTTTCGAGCGAGTGAGGCAGGAAATCCGACCGCAAGCCCCATCAAGAATGGAAGCTCTATTCGCCTGCGCATCTCTTGACGATGCACGCGCGTACTGTTCTATCGAGGACGTAAAAACCGCTCTCATCTACGAGTGCGAAACGCTGGACGATATCACCGATTCTTTCATTGCCCCCCTCTGTTTAGCGGCAATCTCGATGAGAATCAGCGTCATTCAGGATGAGACTCGCGCCGGGGTGTGACGGAGGGAGGGCGTAGCCCGATCGTAGTCATACCTCGGCGTGGCGCAGATTTTGGCGTCTCAAGATCGCGGTCGGTCCGGTACATTTTCGGTTTTCTGTATTGGAGAACCAGTTTGTGCCGGGTCGCCATGTAACCGATCATCAGATGAGACTCTTCATGAAGTATCGACAAACGCATTCCGTTGAGGTTGCCGCTGCAAAAGCGTCAATCAGCAGGGCCACGGCCTATCGTCTCGGCAAAGAGACGCAACTTCCATCTCAAAGCAAAGCGCCACGCGAGCGCCGCCGTCCTGATCCTTTGGAGCCGATATTCGAGACAGAAGTCGTCCCGCTCCTCAAGGCAGCACCTGGCATCCGCGCTGTCGCTGTCTACAACGAGATGCTGCGCCGGCATCCAGACCTTTCTGAAGGTATCCGTCGCACGCTCGAGCGACGCATCCGGTCGTGGCGTGCTGTCCATGGCGAAGCGCAGGAGGTAATCTTCCGCCAGACGCACGAGCCGGGCCGGCTGGGCCTTTCTGATTTTACCCACGCCAGCGGCCTTGGTGTAACGATCGCCGGCGAACCGCTTGATCATCTGTTTTATCACTTTCGGCTTGCCTGGTCCGGCTTCGAACATGCCCACGTCATTCTCGGCGGAGAAAGCTTTGTCGCTCTGGCTGAAGGGCTCCAGAATGCCCTTTGGTCTGTCGGCGGCACGCCGCTTTATCATCGAAGCGACAGCTTGTCGGCTGCATTCCGCAACCTTGACGCCGATGCCAAGGTCGATCTTACACACCGATACGACCAACTTTGCGCTCATTATCGAATGACGCCGACACGCAACAATAAAGGCGTCGCCCATGAGAACGGCTCGATCGAAAGCTCCCACGGTCATCTCAAAAACGCCGTTCATGATGCCCTGCTGATGCGAGGCACCACAGACTTCGATGATCTCACTTCTTACCGCGCCTTTGTCGACGAGATCGTCAGCCGTCGCAATGCTGCCCATGGCAAACGCATTGATGCGGAACGATCCCATCTGCAGGCGCTGCCTGAGTGTCGCACGACGGACTTCGAAGAGATCGTAGTGACGGTATCGCGCACCGGTGGTTTCACCTTGCGCAAGGTGTTCTACACGGTGCCGTCCCGGTTAATCGGCCACAGGCTAAGAGTTCGCTTGTTCGACGATCGGCTGGATGTCTTTGTCGGAGGTACGCACCTGATGACGTTGCGCCGGGGACGTGGCCACGCTGACGGGCGGCACGACCAGGTCGTCAACTACCACCACGTCATCCATTCCCTGCGCAAAAAGCCGATGGCGCTCCGGGGCCTCGTTTATCGCGACAAGCTTTTTCCGCGGGAGGAATATCGCAGAGCTTTCGAGGCCCTCATCGAACAACTGCCTGACAAGCAGGCTTGCAAAATCACCGTAGAGCTTCTGGCGCTGGCTCATGACCGCGGCTGCGAACGCGAACTTGCCGAAGAATTGGCCAGGACACTCGATGCCGGTGACCTACCCGATCCAGCCGCCATGCGAACGCTCTTCGGCCCGGATCCAGCCGGGCTGCCTACCGTTCATGTGCAGCTCGCATCGCTCACCGGTTATGAGGCATTGATCGGGAAGGGAGAAGCCGCATGAAGAACGCCCACGTCATCGATGAAGCACGGCTCAGCATCATGCTCAATGAACTTCGGCTGCCGACAATCAAAACCCTGTGGCCACGATTTGCTGAACAGGCAGATCGGGAGGGTTGGCCAGCAGCTCGCTTCCTGTCGGCGATTGCCGAGCACGAGCTGGCAGAGCGTGCCCATCGCAGGGTTGAACGGCATCTCGCCGAGGCACACCTTCCGCCCGGAAAGACATTGGACAGCTTCGCCTTCGACGCTGTACCCATGATCTCAAAAGCGCAGGTTATGGCAATAACTGCCGGCGACAGTTGGCTCGCCAAGGGAGCGAACATCCTCATGTTCGGTCCGCCCGGCGGAGGAAAGAGCCATCTTGCTGCCGCTATCGGCCTTGCGCTGATCGAGAACGGATGGCGGGTCCTGTTTACCCGGACAACCGATCTTGTGCAGAAGCTCCAGGTCGCCCGCCGCGAACTGCAACTTGAGTCAGCAATCGACAAACTCAATAAGTACGACCTGCTAATCCTCGATGATCTCGCCTACGTCACCAAGGACCAGGCGGAAACAAGCGTACTCTTCGAGCTGATCTCAGCGCGATACGAGCATAGATCAATCCTGATCACTGCCAACCAGCCGTTTGGAGAGTGGAACCGGATCTTTCCAGATCCTGCCATGACACTCGCAGCAGTCGACCGGCTCGTACATCACGCCACGATCTTCGAGATGAATGTCGAGAGTTATAGGCGCAGAACGGCCCTTGAGGAAAAACGCCAACGGGGTCGACCAGCTTCCTTCGCGACAATCAAAACCTCGGCGCAGGCTGTCGCGGAGCGGCAATCAGAAAACGAAGAAGAACTTGTCAGCGACAATCAGCGTGATAACTTGATCTCGACCGCGACCTAAGAATCTCATCCAGATTGTCGCCAGCGTCTCATCCTGATTGCCGCGCTACACCCCTCAATGCGTTCAACCTAAAGAACGGCGAATACGATATGGCGTTTCAATATTGGAACGCCGCTGTGCCTATCTCACAGATGAGTACTGCACCCACGAATTTCATGGGTGTGGGCCGGGTCGCTTATGAGGTGGTGTCCATGAGCAGACTGCAGGTCATGAGTCCCGCCATCAACCCGTTCGGATAGGATGCCTATGACCATGCTTTCAACCAGCATTGTCGGGACCGTGCCGAGCTTATCGAACGCTTCGTTTAGCCGCTGATCTCGTTCTTCCAATGTCATTGCAATTGCTCCTTCTGGACAAATCCGGCGACTGACGCCATTGTGCGGCGATGCGCAAACCACCCGTTATTGATCACGATCCGAATGAACCCAAGAAGCCGTATAAACCGGTATCTTGGCTGCTAATTTGGGCGATTATCGCCTTCGGCTGGGCTGGCTATCTGCTGACCGAAGAGTTCAACTGGTATCCCATCGCTCTAGGTCTAGGCACGGGAACGATGCTGGCTACGTGGGCGATAGAGGTAACCGGGAACAAGGTTCCCGATTCCTGGCGTCGTAAATCACCGAACCGGGACCGGGACATTTAGCTCAAGTGGAGCGCGTTGCGTTCCGCCCGGAAGACGCCCGGTTCCCGCCGTCGACAACGTGTTCAGAATGGCGGTGGCCATCCCTCTCTTAGTCGCATCGTTCATTTTCGTGCTGGACGCGACCGTCAGCAGACGGCGAGCATGTTCCGGGTCGGTGGTCATCAGCGAGCGCCCCACTTTTTCAATAACGCGAGGCGGCAGGCCTTTCCCTTCGTTCAATGCTCGGGTCACGGCGCCGATTGCTGCCGCCTTCCATCCGCCGCTGAACAGGTTCGTCAACACGGCTGGGTCGAAGTTGGCGATATCGTCCATGTCCGCGAGATTATCTGCCGTCCTTGAGCCGCCCGTTGCCTGATTGAGCGTTTCGAACATGCGCTGTTCACGACCAATCCGTCGGCCAAGCTGGTCAGCCTGATCGGGGGAGGCAATCGCCTGAAACTCTTCCCTGTTCTTTGGCGTGTTGAGAGCGCGGGCTTTGTTCGTCGTCGGGCTGCCGGCGGCGCTTTCAACGCGAGCAATCAGGGGATCGGCATAACCGGCCCTGAACGCGGCCTGTTCATCGGGCGTCATTTGCGAAAACCGCCCAATGGTGTCCGCGGCGCGCTGACGGCCTGATGTTGCAGCGCTACCTTCAGCCACAGCATCAATGACGCCGCTGCGCGTCCGGAAGGTGTCGTTGGCCGTCCGGAAAGCAGGCGATGCGTCCTCAAGCGCAGTGTCGACCAGACGCTTGACCTGATTGAGCGCAAAAGCCCTGTTGCCAGCGCCTTGGGCGTCAGAGCGCGCAATCAGGTCGTCAAGATCAAGCTTCGCCCGGAATAGGGTGTTGAAGTCCGTCACCTGACTGTTGCCATCGGAAAGCATCGAGCGAACGCGGGTCAGGGCTCCCTCGATGCTGTCGTTGGCGATCCGGTCGCGGGGGCTGACAATTTGGTTGACGCCCGGACGAATGGTTTCATCGATGTGCTCAAGGATCGGTGTGACATTGACGGCGCCCGCCTCACGCCGAGCGGTGCTGTACAGCGTGTTGGCCTCCGCATCACGGGCGGCGGTCAGGGCAGCCGCGCGCTGGGCAGCAGTATCGGTCGCGTCGAAGCCTTCAGCAATCGCATTGGCAAGCCTGTCTCCTTGACCGGCCTGACGGGTGAGAAGCTGGCCGACAACCTCCTGACGCGCATCGTTCGGCGTTCTGGCGACGGCAGAAAGCATCCGCTGTCCGCTGTGGCCCAGAGCATCAACCAGAGCATATTCGCCCTGACCGTCATCGATCGCCAGTCGCATGATGTTCTCAATCTCTTCCGGAGACTTGCCGGATCTCTGCAATGCCGTCCCTATTGCGCGGTTCGCAGAGGCATCCGGACGAATGCGCGAAGTGATGGGCGATGCAAGCGAGCGAAGGAATGAACCGCCGCCTGCGATGGCGTAGGGAGAGACGCCTCCGATCGCCAAGCCGCCTACGCCGCCTTTTGTGGCAGAGGCCAAACGGTTCAGAAATCCTTGCTCTCCGCTACCAAAACCCTGCGCGCTCCCGAGAATACTTCCCTCAAGGGCCGATGCTTTCGCAACATTTGCGAGGCTCGCCCCGCGCTCCACAGCATTTGTGGTAGCCGACAAGCCACCCTTAGCCAAGCCAACGCCACCGGTAACGCCGCCGCCGATCTGACCGGCGAGCCGATATCCGAAGCGATCCTTGCTGTCGGCCGCATCAGTTGCGCGCTGCGTCTCAAGGTTGGCGTTGTACCTCTCAGACAGACTTCCGCCGTCCTTGCCGGTACCGAACACCGGATTGAACAGGGCATCGCCAGCGGCAGCGGCTTCGTCGGCCAGACCGAACGACAGGGTATCAGCAGCACCGCGGACGAAGCTGTCGACCTTTCCCATCAAGCTGTCACGGGGGTCTTCCGGCTTTTCCACCGTCGCCTTGACCGTCGGCTGGGCAGATTGCACTGGCTGGGCCTGATCTGCCTGAGAAGTGGATGCGCCAAGCGTCTTGGCAATCTCTTCCACGGTCGCGCTCTGCTGTTCCGGTGACAGGCTCTTGAAGCTGTCATCGACCGTTACGCGGCGTCCGCCGATGTTGAGAACTGTCATTCCTCAATGCTCCATTTGACACCGGATGTCGTGTGATTGCCGGCAGGCGCCGTCGAGCCGCTTGCTTTCGACCGGGCGTTCGCGATACCGCGCGTCACGACACCACGAAGTTCTGCGAGCGCAGCCTGATAATCTTCGACGCTCTGGGCCGTATTGAGCCGCGCCATTGCTTCGGTTGCCTTCTGGCCTTCGATCTCGGTGATTGCGCCGCCGCCTTTGAGGGCATTGAACGCCTGCAGGAACGTCTGGCCGTTGATTTGGTCCATCTTTGACTGAACGCGGGCCGCATCGGATGTCAGATTGGGCGTGCGAGAGTTGATTGGGCCAAGCATGTTCGGCAGGTACGCGTCTTTGGCCAAACTATCGATCGTCGCCAGCATCTGGTCCGACGCCGACTGAATGGCAGGAAGTGCGGCTTTCGCTTCAGACCGGGCCTTACCGTCCGCCGTCTGTTCAGCGGCTCCGGCCACGTCCTTTTCGCGCGTGTCGATCACCTGGCCTGTTCGGCTGTTGCGGGTGACAACGGTTGTCCCAAGGTCGTTGCTCGAAATGCCGGGAGTGAGCTTAATGCCGTCTGGGACTTCTACTCGGCGCACGCCACCACCCTTGAGCGGCTGGAATGCCACGGTATTGCCTTCTGCATCCTGACCATAGACGAGATTGAGACCCGCTTCGCTTCCGCCCAGACCTTCAGCCTTCGGATCCTTCGGGAACCGACCGACTGCTTCAATTGCCCCGCTCTGCTGGTTGGCGCGCGCAAGCGTTCCATCCGGCAACGTCACGAACTGCCACGGCTCATTCGCCTTCTGGCCCTGCACGTTGGCTTTCCACAGTTCCAGACCGATGGAGTTCAACTGCGGATCTTTCAGCAACTGGCGGATTATCGCCGGGTCGACTGAGCCGCGCTGAACTGGGGTGACGGCCTGAGCAATCAATCCTGTCCGGCCCGAGGCGTCGGCAACCTGCATCGGGGCGCGAGACTGCGGCGCCGTGGGCGATGCCATCGTATATGGCGCGGACGCGTCCTTCGGCGGCAAAGAAGCCTCTTGGCGGGGAACGACGTGAACCATCGGATCGACGTAGGCCGTTTCCATCCCGTTCGTATCACCCTGTTCAAGCGGGGCAATTGCCTCGATGGCGGCCGCACCTGCGTTGGCAGGCGCGTTGCCGAACTCATTTGCGTAATAGTTCTGAGCCATTGCCAGACGACGCGCGGATTCCCCGCCGGGGCGGTTATAGCCTGCGAACTGCCAGGCGTTGTTCATGAGCTGCTGCGCTTCTTCGACACTTTTGGCGCTATTCAGCTTCTGAATAAGGTCCGGGTTCTCCTGAAGGAAGAACTTTGCCTGTCCCTCCGGCGAAAGGTCGCCCGTTGCGGCAAGCGCCTGATACCGAGGACCGCGCCACGACAGAATGCCACCAGCCGTTCCGGGTTGACCGCTCTCGCTCGGGTCGCTCCACGTCCGGTTAGCATTCTTGGCAGACCAACCGCTTTCAGCGCGGCCAGTCGAAGCAACGGCAGCCAGACCGTACGGGTTCGTAAGTCCGCCAGAACGCACTGTATCGATGAATGGCCGGTAGGTATCACCTTGAGCCACACTACGCTCTACGGGCGTCACAGGGGCCGTCTGCGGAGCACTGGAGGCGGCAGGAGCCGCAAGGCTCGATAGAAAGCCTGTTGCGGGCTGCTGGGCGGGTGTGCCACCACTCAGCGGAATATCGGCAAGCCGAGACAGGGCAAAATCCCTGCTTTTCTTGTCGATCGCGCCGCCCAGCGCTTCCGTGACTCCATCCATCCACGAAAAATCAGGACGCGGGATGGTCGGCTGCTGAACCGTCAGATTTGCGACTGCCATCAGAAAAGCCCTCCCGTCTTGGCCTTGGTAAGAAGACCAACCCCGCCCTTAAGCAAACCACCCAAGAAATTTCCGCGCGCGGCGTTATTGGCTTCCATGCCGGAGGCCCACTGATTATTTGCACCCATGATGCCCTGCGTCACGCCGCTCTCGAGGCTAAGCTGATCGTCCGCGGAATCCTGATAGACGCCAGAGCGCGCGCCATAGCCCTGAGCCTGACCGCCAGCAGCCTGAAGGCCCTGAGAGGAGACGCCCGACAACCGATCAAGCCAGCCGCCGTATTCCTGATTTGCGAGGCCCTGGCCGTACTGTGAAAGCGCCGTCAGCGTGTTGCCGCTGCTGAGCATGCCAGATGCAGATGCGCCACGGAGAGCCGCTTGCGTGCCCTGATCGAGCGCGAACTGATAGCCTGGGCCTGCCTGAAACGCACCGGTTGCGGCTGCGTTGCCGTCTGCGCCATTGAGGCCAAGGGCGTTATCGTACATGCCCCGAGCGTTGTTACCGCTGTCCACCCACGGCTGATAGACGCCAATGGCCTTGTCCAGTTCACCAAGCGCCGATTTCTCGCCATCAGCAATGATGTTGTTGCCGGTCGCACGAAGCGCAAACAGCGCGTCCTTGTTCTGATCAGAGGCCGCCATGGTGGCTTTGCCGGTCTTGCTTCCGCTAAGGGAACTGAGGAAACCCATTTACAAACCTCCGGCGGTCAATCGGTCCTCGATCTCGCGCACATGGCGGTCGAGTTCCTTGAAATACAGATACCAGTCCTTGTTCATCCGGCCGTTCGCCTCGATGATTGGCTGTGGCGGTGGTGGCAGGGATACAAGAGGTTTGAGAGCAGATGCCATCAGCGTGACCTCGCTTCGCCGTCCATGGAGCCGCCGAGCAGCCCGACATAGACAGGATCGGAAACTTCGAACTTCCAGACGCGCCCGTATCTGGTTGCCAAGCCGGTGCGATTGACCGAAACGACAGTATTGTGTTCCGCCTGCCTGCCAAGCTGGCGATGAAGCGGAATGCCGAACGAGTTTCCACCGTCGTCAGACCACGACACCTTGCAGATCGGGTCGGTGTCGATTGGCTCATCACCGGTTACAAGGCCCTGCCCCACGATCACGTCGAAGTCGGCGCGCGGGATGGCAACGCGGTTCGGAAAACCGATGGCCGGCAGCGATATGGCGGTCATGACGAGCTGATCCTCGCCTTCCCTGCGTGTGTTGGCATCGAGGAACCAGATATCGCCCGTCGTGCGGTCGCCAATCACCCACTTGCCAAAGGCCTGCGTCGAGCAGACGCCACGCCAGCGCTCGTTCAGATAGCTGACGCGCTCATGCCAGAAGCCGGTTCCAACCTCATATGTCCATGAGAAGGTCGGGCCGGTCACGGTTGCCCAGTAATGGCCCTCGGTGATGCCAACCGTGACATCAATCAGGGACTTGTCGGCAACCTTCTCGATCAGGCGATCAAGGTCAGGCGTCGAGATGCGGTTGATCTGGTATCCGCCGTCCAGCCGGTACACGGCATTGTCGTCTCCGACGAATATCAGCGCCGGGAAGCCGTATTCGTTGCCAGCGATGGCGTATGTCCCGGCAATACCGCGATTGATGACCGAGGAGCGCGAGAAAGGCGAGCCGGTAGCGTTGCCAGCGTTCTGCCAAGCCTCGATTGAGGACGGCCCGCAAAGATAAAGCAGCTCGCCAAAGCACACGGCCCGATAGATGCCGCCCGGATGGCTCTCAGCCTTGCCGAAATCAAGCGCGCTCACGGTCGTGTCATTGATGGCAGACACAAAGAACCGGCCGTCACGAATGCCCCAGACGAAATAGCCGTCCAGGAAGTCGACAGAGAGAGCCTGAGGCAATGCGCCAGCGCCAAGGCTGGTCGGCGCGCCGCTGGGATTAACCACAAACGTGTCGTCTTCGGTTGTGACGAGGATATCCGGGATCGGAGCCTTGTTGTTGCGGGCAAACGTCACCCGCTGCTCACCGGGCAAAGCGCCGAGATCGGTCACGACATAGTTGGTGCCGTCGTAATTGACCCGCACGAGACGTTCAGCGAAGGCGACATAGAGATTGCCGTTGTGGAAGTGAAACCCACGGCAGGATAGAACCTCAGCTGTAGCCACGCGCTTCAAACCCGGCGACCGGCGGCGAACGAACTGCTTGCGAGCGCCATTGTCCAGCGCTTCAGCATAGCAGTTGACCAGACGGCCAGATCCTTCACCCGGTCGCGCACCCGGCGCCGTAGAGGTGGGGAAGACGATATCGACCATCAGAAATACTCACTCGGAGTGATGTCTTCCGGCACCAGCGTGGCCGCCGTGATCTGACGGATCATCAATTCTGCTTCAGCCCGCGAGACCGGATTTCGGGCAACGCCGAACCGAGGCGAGCATTCATCGGCAATTATCGTTGCCAGAGGGCCGACAATTTCGTCGTCAAAGCGGTCTTTTTCGGTTGTTAGAATGCCACGCCGACTGAGCGCCGAGAGTTGCCCGTCAATGTACTTGTCAACGATATCGATGTCTTCAGGTGCAGGAGCCTGCCCCGCGCCTCCATCGGCCTGATGAAGTTCGAGAACAGCGACGATCAGTTCATGTCTGGTCTTCATCGATCTTCACCACCGTTAGCTCGCGCCTTACCGAATGATCGCCCTGCGGCTTATCGACAAAGCTGTCTGTGAAATCGAACCGGTGACCTTCCGGCAACCGTGCCATCTGTTGGCGCTGCCAGGCGTTGAGCGTGGGCTTTGCCATCTCGATGCCTTGGCTTTCGTTGATCCCGGTCCCGCGCACCGTAATGGCGGCGCTCACCACATCACCGGGGTTGAGGACGGCGATTTCCTGTTCATCGGCCATCGCCGTCTCTCCTGTTGGTTAAGCAGCCACGTATTCGGACTTGTCCTCATCTGACATGCCGTTGAAGGCTTCAGCATCAGCCTTCGTCAGGCCTTTCTTAAGCTCTTCGTCGCCACGCTTGATGGAATACCGGCCGCCGGCGATGTGGACCGCCTTCAGCGAGGTGTCGTCATCGTCGCCCGTCTTGGCTTCCTGCTTCTCAGCCTTGGTGGATACCTCGAAGAAAGGATTGCCGTCGAACCGTCCGATATCGGCGTCCTTGACCTCAACAGACTTGCCGTCCTTGAAGGAGTAGCCGAAGGCTTTCACCTCGTCGGCGCCACTGTCGCCGGCAATGTATTTCACCTTGCTCATGCGCCCTGGCTCCTGTTGCTGATGTGGGCCCAATTCCGCGGGTTGATGAACTCGACAATGAATTCAACAACGCCGGTCGTGGCCACCGTGCCGGTCTGGGTGAACTTGGCAAAGAACGTGGTGTCGTTCGCCAGTTCAACGCCAAGTTCGGCACCGGTACCGGCCTTGAAGCCAGTGGCTGTGGCAGCAGCGTTTGCAGATGTCACAAGGCCGTCGTCATCAGCAGCAGAACCGAGGACGAGGACATTCGTGGTGCCTGCGTTGAAGGCGGTTTCGATGCGAGCATACGCGCGTAGCGGAATACAGCCCTTTTCCAACGTCACCACAGGCACACCAGTGGCCATGTTCTTCTGGTCGAAGGTCACACGCCGGCGCCATGCGCCGACGCCAACGTCTTCAGGATGCTTGATCGGGTTTGTCCAAATCGGATTAGCCATTGCTCTGATCCTTTCCTGATCAATCGCCGGTCGCGGCGAAGTAGCCGGTAACGAGACCGCGCTGCTTGCCAACCACGTTCGTGAGGGTGCCGTCGGTGAGCTCGACGGTACGGCCAGCGTCACCGATCGTGTAACCGAGCTTTTTCATGCCCCATTTGCCGAACATGCCGAGGCCAGTAACCTGGCCGTAGTCGTCCTTCTGCTCACGGGAGTTGTATCGGGACTTGATGCCCCACCCGAGTGCTTCCTGACCGAGCATGAGCGCCGGACCAAGGTTTGCGCCCGAGTTGCCAACGCCGGCGAGGATGGGCATGTCATCGACTTCGTGAACGACGACGCCGTCCCATTCGCGGTCGCCGCCGAGGAACATACCTTCGGAGCGGCGGGCAACCGACTGCTGACGCTCGCTCTCGTTCATGGAGGCGACGAAATCACGCATCATGAGGGAGTTGACGAAGCAGATGAAGAAGCGGCGGTTTTCGCTCTCGCTGATGCTCGTCGGCGTGATGCGCGGACGAGCCGAGAGTGCAACTCGCTTCATCAGCGAGACCGATTCCTTGGTGAATTTGCCGGTGGATACCGACACGTTGGCAAGGGATGCGGCGTGGTTGGCGGCCACGTAGTTGGACAGCGAATTGCCGTAGAGAACGCGGTCCTTGTTGTTGGTGTGCCAGGTGTTCTTGTCGGCAGCAGAAGCTTCCGAGTAAGCAACATCGAGGTTCTGGCCAACATCCTGCAGGCGGTCGATGACTTCGAACTTGATGTCTTCGTCAGCCCAGGTTTTCAATGCACCTTTCGACGCCTTGCGCAGATCGATCGCCGCAAGGTCAACATCGAGCTCATGGAGCGAAATGCCCTTCTTGCGAAGATCCCAATTCACCTTGTCGCCGTATTCACCAAGCTTGTCTTCATGACCACGCAGCGGCTGACGACCCTTGATCGCACCCTTCTGCAGGTTGGTGATGAACTCGAAGGTGATGCCGTTGCCCTGCTTGGAAGCAAAGTCTTCCTTCATCACGATCGGGTTGGTGGTGCCGGTCCCGGCGTAGGCCGCGAACGGGTTAGTCTGATAAAATTCGACACTGAACTGATCGTCCCAGATTGTTGGGATAAGACCTTCAGTAGCGCGGGTTTCTGCCATTGCAGTCTACCTTCTGATTTGAAGCGTCAGCGCTTCATGATGTCGGTCAGCGAGCGCGGGCCGCCGTATTCCGGGCCGCCTCTTGGTCCACCCGAAGGCGCACCAGAGAAGTCGGTTGGAAGAGGAGCGGCTTGCGTTGCCGGTTGCTGGGTTTGGGTCTGTGGCTGCTGCTGGGCGGCCTGCATTTCCTGAAGACGGCGCTGGAAGTAAGCTTCGGGATCATCGCCAACTTCGGCCATGGCCTTCTGCTTTTTGTGCCATTTCATCAGGGCGTCATACGGGTGCTGAGATTGAAGCATCTCGGCAATGACGCGCTGACCTTCAGGTGTCGCCGCAACCTGTTCGACTGCCTGCTTGGCTTCATTGACAGCATCTGCGCCGTGAGCGGTGACGGCCATGTTCTCGGAAACGAATTCCCGCATGTCCATCATTTGCTGCTGTACCGGCGTCAGCTGGTGACGAATGTAGCCATCAGGGTCTTCGAAGATTTCAGGCGGCGCGGCTGGTTGGACTTGCTGCGTGGCCTGCTGCGGCTTGGAAAGACTGGCGATCCTGTCTTCCAGTTCCTTCAGCTTCTTTTCATAGCGCTCTTCGGTCTCCTTGCGCTTGCCGCGCTCGGCGTCGAGTGCCTGAATGGGAACATGTCCTGGCTGCTGGGTGGCGTTCTCAGCCTGTCCCGGCGCCGGTGTCTGTTCCTTGCCAGCGAAACGGCCTTGACCATCTCGCTGCTGCCCCTGTTCCGTCGTCTGCCCCGAGGGAGCGGCGGCAGTCGTGGCAGCATTTGCAGCGTTGGTTTCTGTCTGGGTATCCGAAGACGCGGAGGCGCCCCGGCCCGACATGATGTCGTCCAGCGATTGTTCAGTCACAGTCTGTCCTCGTTCGTGAAGATTACGATTGCCCGTAAAACCCGGCACCGGTTCGTTGCCCTTTCAGGTCGGCACCACCATGCAGTTTAACGGCCTGCGACCGGCTGCCCGTTTGCCCCGGCACCGGGTATGAATGACCATGGAACCGGGCCAAGCCCTGCCAGGGTCGTTTCAAGGCGGGTCTGATCAGTCTCCGCCATGATCTTTTGTGTGCTGGCTTCCGTGTTCCGGATTTCAGCGCCTGCTTTTGCGTAATCGATTTCACACGCCCCAGAGCCACCGTCAGAGGGCATCATGGTTCGGCGGGCGTCTGCCGTCGCTTTTTCCGCCTGCGCGTTTCTCAGCTTCGCAGTGGCCTGCTGTGTTGCCACTTCGGCTTGAGCGCCGGCAATCGCCATCGGGTTCGGTGGCTGTTGCTCTGCATCGCCAATCGCCTTGAGCAGTTCGCCCTTGGATCGAAGGTTCGGCGCCGCTGCGATAACGGCCTTGAACGGAATTTCGCCCTTGGTGTCCATCCGTTTCAGGTCAACGATCAGGCTGAACTGTTCATCCATCAGCGCGCCGACGGCCGGAGCGTCATCAAGGATGATGTCAATGTCGATTTCAGCAAGCTTGCCTTGCATCATCGAGACATTTGCGGCTTCGGGAACGGCACCGGGAGGCATAGACATCGGATTGGTGTTGAGGCCAACCCACCGAAGATTGCGCATGTCGTCGGTGACACGAATCCAGCGCTCGCCCGTCCAGAACTGACGAATGCGGTTCCACATCTTGCGGTACGCGTCCATGTCCATCTGACGCAGCGCATCGGTGAGCAAGCCCATCTGCGTCTGGCCGCCCTGCTGCTGAGCGATGATGGCACGGCCAGACTGTTGGCCAGCCTGCTTGCCCTGCATCGCTGCGTTCGGGCCCATGACTTCGAAGACCGCCATTGCTTGCTCAAGCAACTGCATGTGGCCTTGCGACTGGTCGTTCGTCGGGATGATACCGAAATCTTCTCCAAACTTCGCCGGCCCGGTCAGCGTGATATGGCCGTCAGCCTTCTGAAGCTGCTTTTTGTTTTCCTTGACGTTGCTGTTGTAGGCGTCGTTGCCGAACGTCTGGCGAGATGTATCAAGGTGCAGCTTCTTCGACCGGCGTTTATTGATCTCGTCCTGCGGGTCTACAAGGTCGCGGATCGGACCATAACGGCCATTGTCACGATCGGTATAAGACGAACGCCAGGCATATGGGTGCTCGCGCTCTCCGTCCTCATCCAGCCAAGGTGATGGCCCGTCACGAAGAATGCCGCCCTTAGTGAACTCGGCATAGCTCCACTGACCATCCTGACCGATGAAGTACATCTGGATGACGCGTATGCGTTTGCGGCGCGCGCTGTGCACCCAAGAGAACTTCGGCTTGTCGTCAAAGGTCTCGCCAGTCGTGGCGATAGATACGGTTTCATCAAATACTGCCGCCGCGCCTTCACCGTACCGCCTTACTGCCTCTTCGCGGTCCATCCAGATGATGAGCCCGAGATAGGTCGCATCCGAGAAGTCATCTTCCGAGCTGTGCGGATCCCAGAACATGCGATCCCAAGCGCACCTGGTCAGCTTCACATCATAGTCGGGTTCCGTCATCATGGTTGACGACAACAGCGACGAGCGCTTCATGCGCACCGTGATTTCGACACCGCCCCAGCCGGCCTTGAGCATATCGCCCCACACCAGAGACTTGATATCCGAATATCCCTGATCGTCGCAGACATAGCGCAGCGAGTCCGTCACCGCCTGCGAATCCTGCTCATGCATCGGCGTGCGCGGCAATGCCCGCGGCTGTGTGCGCTGTTGCCGCTCCAGCCCCTGCAGATAGTCAATCTTGTTGCGGATCAGGTTGAACGACACCACAGGCTGGCCACGCTTGCGAAGGATCTCGGCTTCGCGCTCGGTCCACTGGCGATTGTTGTAGTAGTCCAGGTACTTTTCCGCGCCCTTCCTCGACTTGTCAGACCCGTCTTCAGCGTCCGTGAACATGTCGATGAGCCATCCATGAAACTGAATGTCTTCCATCAGGCTACTTTCCAATCTGGGGAATCGTCATCGTCTTCCGGCTCTTCGAACCAGTCGCGCTGCGCATTATCGTTTTTCTTTGTGTCCTTCATGACCACATACGGCCGCGACATGCAGGCATAGCGGGCCTCGTCGGCAATATGGTCTTCGCTGGTCGTGTCCAGGTCTTCGGCCCTGTTCGGGTCGTGTTGCAGCAACGGCACGGTTCGTATGAAGTCCTTGCATGTCGAGAACACGTAAAGCCCCGGCCTGTCGCCGTCGCCCTTCATGCGCCCGCGCATCTGGTCCCAGCCGCCCATCGCTCCATGAGCCGCAACGCGCTTGTTGTCAGCTGGCCTGAAAACCACCTTGAACTCTGTGGCGCGTGACAGGCGTTCGTAGATCGACGGGCCGCCGTCCTCACTGAAAACAGCAGGGTCGAGCACGCCGTAAGAGATGGCCTCCGTTGGAGGCTTGAGCATCTTTTGGCCGTCGCTGAATTCCGCGCCTTCTCTGGTGGCAATGCCAATACCTACCTCTTCGGCAGCCAGCTTGAGACCGACGTTTGCCTCGCCTTCCTTGCAGCCGTACCATTCCCGGTAACGAACGATCGAGCCGCGGGGTATCACGCCGCCTTCCGCCTGATAGTCGTCGCCGGCGATGGCCCACCAGCCAACGGAGAAGGGCTTTGCCGAGCCCCAGTCCATCGAGCGGAATCGCGTCCAGTCCTTCGGGACAACGAATGGCCGAATGATGTGCTTCGCGCTATTCCAGCAATCGAAGAACGCGCCTTCAACGGCATTCCAGTCACCGGACAGCCACGCTTTCACAAGCTGCTCTGAACCCACCAGATACAGGTTGTTGATATACTCCGGGTCGTTCTCCAGCAGCAGCTTGTTATCCTGCACCCGCGACGGGATGTAGACGTATCGGTGCGTTTTCCCATTTGGCAGTAGCCGGGAAAGCGGGACCATCCCCTGTGGCGCCTGATCGATGTAGCGCTGTTTGATCCAGTGCTGCCCAGCCCCGCCAGGGTTGCCGGTAAGAATCAGCTGTGTTGGAACACCTCGTGCTGATCGAAGCACGCCAAAGAGGCGATCAATCGGCTTGCTGTCCGGATACAGGCCAGCCTCTTCTATACAGGCGTCAGAGACGTTCTGGCCCTGATACTTATCGGCGTCCTGCACTCGCTCCAGCGGACGAAAGCGAAGACGACCGCCACCGGGAAACGTCCATGTCTTCTTCTGGTCGTTCCAGCCCGCGCCGATCTTGCCGTAAATCTCTTTGCTGCGGTCAATCGCATCATCAAGCATCGGCAATTCGCGCCGGCAGAACAGGGCGTTGAATGCGGAGCCATACATGGCCGCCTTGATGGCATACTTTCCCAGAACACCGTCAGTCTTGCCGCCACCGCGCGCACCGCCAAAGAATATCTCACGGTAAGGGCAATCAACCAGCGCGCTCTGCGGGCCTTCCTGCGGCGACCACGCAACGCGTCTAAGCTGGATTTGCCCCATGCTGCTTCTGCCACTCTTCTTCGGTCATTGGCTTGGCGTTGACGACAAAATCCAGGGCGCCCGTCAGGTCCACGTCCAGCTTGTCGCCATACATTTTCGGCCGAAGTTTCCCGGCCATCCATTTGCGCGCGTCGATCTGCAGCCGGCGGTGCTCGATCATGTCTCCCTTGGAGACTTCGACCACTTCGCCGTCCTTATCCAGCTTGGTCTTTGTTCCCTCGATCGGCGTGTTCGCAATGTCGAGGATTTCGTCAAAGAGGACATCCGCCTGGGCTTCGCGCGCACGCGCGTACTGGTCGCGGAACTCGTCGTGAGATGACAACCACCTGAACACCGTCGCCTTGTGAGGCATGTCATCGCTGGCGCAGATCGAGTTGAGGCTTTTCCCCTCTGCCAAGCGCTCGCAAATCGCATCAGCGACTTTCACGCTGTATGATGAAGGTCTTGCCATTCGACTATCCTAGTATCTTGATTTGGTTTGCATTGCTTGATGCAACTATACCGCTGACGGTAGTGCGCCTGGCGAAGCGGCGGCCCGCGTTTTGGTTCTGGACCCTATTCGGAATAAGCGGCGCAAAAAATCTGCGTGTGTCACTAGACGTTTTTCGTCCTCGCAAGGAATCTCCATTCGTCATACCGAAACGGCGCCGTCTATCATCCACCATTAGAAACTTCATGAAAGGCACCATTGAATGGATTATGGACTACCGATGCTGATTTGCACGATCATCCAAACACTCTGCATGGTTGTCGACAGTCTTGATCGACGCGCCCGTACCGTGCATTCTGCCGGAGTAACCACTCTTTGGAGGATAACGTGACCGGGAATATTCTTAGCGGGTTAAACGCAACCATGGATGAGGTTCGTATCATTGCTCAACGGAAAAATAATCCGGCAGAGTACATGTACGAGCGGATGGTTCGGATCATCGGCCATCAACAAGAGGCGCTCTCAGCAGATCACGAACTCGGCGTCTTGGTAACCGGAGGTTCAGCCCCTGCGTTTCATCTCCGAAGAATTGCGTTCTCAAACCCGGACATTTTGGTCTTCATAGGCAAAGACGCGGACAACAACGATATCCAGCTGATGCAGCATCATTCACAAATGAGCGTTGTCCTCATAGCCATGCCTAAACTAGAGCAAAAAGCTTATCGGATTGGCTTCTAAGCCGTATCCAGTAGGTTGCCTCTTCAACTACTCTTGCACGATCATTTCGTGCTGTGCATTCTTGAGTACTGGCATGGGTAACCTTGGGGGATGGGATGAGCGGTTTCACCGAAGACGAAATTGCCACCGAACTTAAACGGCGCGGCGATGGGATTAAAAAGCGCGACGAAGCCTATCAGGAGGCACTGCATCATGACCACCTAAGCCAATGTGATGCGGTTTGTTTGAGCTGTGGCACTCCGGTTAAGTCGTACATGGTTACTGACCCAGAAAACCCACTTTGCGACACTTGCTTGGGCGACTGAGCCAACATGGTTTTCTAGAAAACTCGGCCCGGTGGACAGGAACTGCCACGTTGCCGTATGTTCTTTGGCGCTGGGTATCTCGCGCCATTCCGTAAGTTCGGGCGATAATAGTTGAAAAACCCCTAGTCTACCCGTAACGGACCTATGCGTTAGAGAGTGGCATAGGTGGTAGTAAAGGCTAGGCTGGAAGCGAATACTCAGCGCCTCTCCCGCTCTTGCTCGGTGGTGGTCATGGGGTGGTCACTGCCACGGAAGGAATATCTGAGCCTTGCGACCGTAGGCATCCCGATAGCCGATAAGGCGCAACCAAAGCCATTTGAGCGGGCTGTGATAGAACGGTAGTGGGGTTGCATCTACCCACCCTCGGCCTTTGCATTCATGGCATGTTCCAGGTGTGAAGACCCCGCGCTGAACCTTGTCAACAAAGCCCGTTCCCGCACATGCCGAACATTGACACATCGTGTCTGTCATCGCTCTCTCCATGGGGGCGGGGGAATGGGGAATTCCGGTTTCTACTGAGGCAGAGCCGTATGCCAGCCGCGTTTCTTTTGAGACGTTGCGACCTTGACCACCACTAGGGTTCGTCTTTGATGCCGATGATCAGTCGGCCTTTCCCCACGAGGGGAACTGAAACGTATTCAGCCCCACCTTGTTACGGGCGGGGCTGGTGAAACGGGGAGAAACCAAGCCGCTGATTTGGATGGCGATTTCGGCTTATGGAGAGAAAACCCCTCCTTTTAGTGATACATGCCTGCCTACAGGCTTACGGATATTTATGCCCTAGTCGGTCCCTTACGGGCTTGGCTTTCACAAGGCCTTCTAGCCACTTTTCTCCAACTCCGAAAGTTATAGCCAATCGTTGGCTTTAGCAGGCGACCGCTGGGCCGCTTATAGATGTTCGGGTAACCACCGATGGCTGCTATCCCAGAACAGCACCGAACATCATCGCCTGATATGGCTGCAAGCCGTTGATCCCTCAACTTACCCCGGGTTCTGTGCCAGCTTTCGCTACGAAACACAGACAGGCCGTTCGACTTGCATTCCGTTGCCCTGTTGGGCGAATTCCTGACGGCTCCAGCGATTGTCCCATCGCCACGGTTATGCCGCTGTGTGCACCAGCGCGGCAAGGTGGTTGACCGGCCCGAGGGCTACCGTCTATCGCCGTAGCGATCTTTATGCCGCCTCGCGCTTCCTAGCTTCACGCTGGCGGCCTAAAAGGTAACGATCTGTTACCATAAAGAAATTCTGATCGTCTTATCAGTGACTTACCAACTGTACGATTTTATCGTACACCTTAAACCACAGTGGACCCCGGCTTGTCATCCGCTATGCGGCGGGAATTTCTTCGGGTGATGTCCACGAACGCAAACCCGATGTTATTGATTTGCCCGTGTGTTTTGCCTCGTCGTGGGCCACCTGTAAACCGGCCTCCAAGGGCCAGATTGTTCCGCTCTGGCGAACGCCATCCTCAATTATTTGCAAAGACCGAACAATCCAGCGCTGAACTGTTCGTTTAACCCATGCCTTTTTCTGCTGGTTCCGGCGGTTCCGGTTGGTCAGATACCGGCTCCAATCCCATCCACGGGCCTTTACCTCGGCATAGGCAAGCAGAACTTGTCGCGCCTCGTCGTCCCAGATGAAAAGCCTGATCCAGTCGAAGGCCTCTTCCATCCGCGATATGCGTTCCCGTGAACACTTGGCACGGCGTTCGGTTCGCCGGCGCTCCGAGGCCTCCATTTCTTTTTTCCAGCGACCACCCTCTGCGATGTCTTCACGTTCACGGGCGAAGTTTTCGGCCGGCGTGTGGATGTAATCCGGCATTGATGATCCGAAGGCCTGCGGGCCGACGCGCACCGGCAGAGCGATATCTGTCTCGAACGCCTCTATCAGTCGCTCAAGGATTGTAGCCTGTACTTCGGTCATGGATGCGTTTTTGCTCATGCAATGGATTCCTTCTGCAGAATGGCCCGCGCCAACTCTATACCGATCGCGGCAGTTTGTTTTGATAGCGCCCCACCGACTCCCACAGAGAGCCGTAGAGCGACTTGCTTGATTTGTGCGACATCGATAGCGGAAAATGCGCTTATCGCGTCCCTCGGCTCGCTGTGCGGGAAATGGACGGCAAGAAAGCGCCATACCGACCACAGATAGATATCATCGAAGCAAATAGGGTTGCTGGCCTGGATGCAGCGCACGGTTATCCCGGTCCTGTCGATATCCTTCCGCATCAGGCGTGCGACTTCCCGGCCGCCGTAAACCACATTGGCCGGTCGTGGGTCACGCTTCAGATGATACGGCAGCACCTTGACGCCGTAGCCTTCAAGGAAGCGATGAACATTGATGCCGTTTGGTGATCGGTTCAAATCTCACCCCGCGCGGCCTTCTCGGCCAGATACTGCGCCGGATCGATCTTGCGAACCTCAGAGGCGGCGCCGAACGTTCCCAGCTTGTGATCTCGATACGTACGCTTCGCCACCGGATCGAATTTCGCAGCGGCAACGGTCCGCACCCAGCCGACTGCCTTTGCGGCGTTGACCTTCATCTGGTGTTCCTGCTTCGGCGTCATCTCGCCGTGCTGCTGCTCGGCCTGGCGCTTCTCCCGACGGCGCTGCTTCTTCGATTTCTTCTCTGGCTTGCCCCAGAGGACCTTCTTGTTGCTGCGCCGCTTATCCGGCCGGCTGGCGTCGTCCTTGTCGATCCGATCAAGCGCCCTCCATGCTGCGGCATTGGTTTCGAACGGGCCTTCCACCAGCTTACCGGCGGCGTTGACGATTTCGAACTGGCCATCGTCGTTCCGGGCGACGTTGAGAATTTGGGTCATCGTGCGGCCCTCCATTTACGGGAAACCAGTTGCAGCTTGATCTTGATGATTTCGAGCAGGATCATGCGCCAAACCTCTCTTTGAATTCCTCCGATACGGGGGGCAGTTCTGGCATGTCGGCCAACGTCGCCGGCTTGTCGTACTGGTGGATGAATTCCGGCCATTCGCGCCGAGGGCCGCAATCTTCTGGCACGTCCTCATTCAACGGCTCGTTTAAATCTCGCGGCACGCGATGCCAGAGGCAGAACCGGATGAACTCGCGGTGCGAATCCGGCCAGAGAAGTTCAGGCTCTTTGCCCGCCATCAGGTGGTCAAGCGCTGCGCCTGGTCTTGGGCCGAGCAGAAAGCACTCCCGCATCAGACGATTGGATAGCTTCGCTTCCTTGGTGCGTCCGTCAGTTCGTCCGCGGGCATTGTTCATGCCTATGACAATCGTCCAGCCGAAGACGCGCTGCTGCGTGAAGTCGAGAAGACGATGAGCTTCGTATTCGGACAGGGTAGGCAAAGCGTGTTTCATGCGGCGCCCCCTGGGGTTCCGGTCGATCCGCGATAGGCCTGACGGACCATTTCAGCGTGAACGGCTTGGTGAAAGGAAAGAAGCTCGGCATCGATGGCCGCTTCCGACAGACCAATGCGAAGCAAGTGCTTTCGATTGCCGGCGACGATCTGCTTCCAGTACAGATCAGCGTCTTCACCGTGCTTCTTCGAAAGAGTGCTGGCGGTCCTTCTGACTTTGCCGACGCGGTTGGTCAGCGGGAAAGCTATGACCTTGCACGGCGGTCGCCATGAGAAGAGAGGAAGTTCTGAGCCACTCATTTGCCCGTACCCCCTATGGTATATCTATATGTGTCCGATGGGTGCGACTGTGGTTTTGGTAAATCAGGCTTCACAGTCCGATGGGTGCGACTGTGACCTATGAAATCAGTCATTTTCGGCAGGGGGCTGTCCGATGGGTGCGACTGTGTGTCCGATGGGTGCGACTGTGGTTTTTTCGCAGCCTGCCATCTCATGAACTCTTTCGTCGGCAATTCGCCCGTCACGTCGCACTTGTATTCGGTCAGACGCCATTCGGTGACTGCTCGATTTTTGACATGGAAAGCGCTCGCCTTCGTTTTAACGATAAAGCCTTTTTCCATGAGGCCATCAAGCGATCGATTGGCGGTATCGCGGCCCATGTTGATGTCGTCCGCCAACTCCCGGCACCCGAGAGCAATGCGCCCGTTGTTCGTGCCGTCGTAACGCCACTTCACTTCAACGTAGGATGCCCGTTCTGCGGGGTTGAGAGACTTCCACGCAGCGCTACGCTTCACGTAGGCCTCGATCATCACAAACTTCTGTTTGCCTTTACGCTTGGCTTTGTTGCTCATCCGAAAGCTCTCCGCACCATCTTCATGTTGCGGGCTTCCTCGACGGCTTCACGAGCCTGAGGCATGGAAAGACCAAACCGTGTCGCCAACTCCTGGGCGGGTTCCGGTGGCCATGTGGGGAGGTTGGAAAGCCAGATAGCGGCGGTGGTGGCGCTCATGGAGACACCTTCTTTTCCACAGATGCGCCCTTCGGGGTTACGAAGAACCACTCATCCTGCCAATTCTCACCGTCCCACTGAAGAGCGGAACGGATAGCCGCAGATCTGATGCGCTGCATTTCATCTTGAGAAGGAGCCAGGTTTCCCGCCTCCCATTTAGACACAGTTCCCTGTGCCACACCCGCAAGCTTCGCGAACGACGCTTGGGTCTGGTTGAAAACTTTGGTTCTGATGAATTCGATTGGCTTCATAGCTACTCGAATATATTCGAATTCGAATTAACGGGCAAGTAGCATATTCGGCGTAGAATGAGGTAATAGAAGAAAAGCTATGGAGCCCTCGGTGTCAGAAAACAAAATTATAGCTCGCGAAATTCGTATCGCCCGGAAGCAATTAAAAATGAACCAGGCGGAATTTGCTGCCGCGCTCAATGCATCGCAGGGCAGCGTATCGAAATGGGAATCCGGCAAGGAGATACCAAGGCTTGATACTCTTCAACGCTTAGCATCCCTGCACCCCAGCTTCTCTTACATGCCCGCAGAAACGAGAGTGGTTTCTTTTGTACACGAAGTGATGGACGCTGTGGTTCCTGTTCCGGTCAAGGGGTTCTTTATGGAGGGCTCTCCTTGCGACGAATACCCAAGCTCCATCGAATGCAAGGTTCTGATGCCTAACGAATGGGCTGATGCAAAAACTGAGGCTTACCTCGTTGAAGCTCGATCCAACCTGAAGCGACAGCAGGGAGGGACCAAGCTAATCCTCGTCGCAGTTTTCTCGGAAAAAGACACCCCAGAAGATCTGCGAGGAGGAGAATACCTCGTCGCTAGAGCGAGGCCTGACCGCGAAAAGGATGAGCTTTTTTTGGCAAACATGGTTCGCGGCAGAGAGCATAATTCACTTTGGCCGACGGATGACTACGTGAAAAGAAAAACGCTTCCGATCGTCCTTGGTGAAAATGGAAAACCTTTGGATGCCGCATTCAAAGTCATAGGCGTATTAATAGCAACAACCACTTACAATTTGGGGGTTCGCGCCAACATGATGGAGCCACCTGAATTCTAATTCGAATATTTTTGTTGAAATAAATTCTTAATCGAATATTATCGCCTCATCCTAATCGATGGAGCGAACATGCATACCGTAGAAATTCATGGGAATGCACTTCCGGTAACCGCCTTCAATGGCGTGCGCGTATTGACGACCGAACGCCTGGCTAAGGTGTTCGGCGCACCCGAAACCGCGATATCTCAAAACTACCTGAACAACGCCGAGCGCTTCGAACTTGGAAAACACTTCTTCAAGGTCGAGGGCGACGAACTGCGCGCGCTGAAGAACAGACTAGATTTCATCGGGTCTGTTGGTAAAAACGCTCGCAGCCTCATGCTCTGGACTGACCGCGGCGCTTCTCGCCACGCCAAGATACTCGATACCGATATGGCATGGGACGTCTACGGAGAGCTTGAGGAAGCCTACTTCGCGAACCGTGCCGATCGTCGCCCAATGACGATGGCCGAGATGGCCCTGCAAAACGCCCAGGCTCTTGTCGACATGGAACGTCGGCAGGCTGAAAACGACGCCAAGCTTGATGCTGTGGTTTCCGAGATTGCCGAGATCAAGCAGGCCCACGCGATCCTCGATCGCATGCCGACCGACTGCGAAGGCATAGAACGCATCCGGAAGCGGATGAACAAGGAATACAGCCTGTCCGTCCCAGTGGTCGACAAGATCATGCGCGACAGCCCTTTCGCTCCGACGGTTCGCGTTCTTGTCCGCAACCAACACGCCGAAGGTGCGCACAATTCTGGCTTCGCAATCAAGGAAGTCTCGGCAATCTTCAAGCGCTTTGTGAGCGAATGCCGGCACTCGGCTGGCGCGCTCCATACTCACCCCTACATCGACGGCCGGTTCAAGCTGATCCTGCCAAAACGCGAATGATGCGCTGCTGATTTTTCAGCGTCCCCAATTCACCTGACAATTTGGAGTTACCATCATGCCGAACACGATTCCGGCCGCTGGCGAAGCCATGCCCGTTGAAGTGCAATCCCCGAAAATGCGGATCGATGCCCTTCTCGAAGAAGCCGCGAAAATAATCCGGGATACTCCCGATCTGATGATAGACCACGTAACCGCTAACAAGCACGGCGTTTACACCAGTTTGACGATTCCCGGTACCGAGGAACATCCGTGGACCAAAGCGCGCCGGTTGATGAAGGAGCTTTCGGCCACGCTGGACGATTGCGACGATGCAACGTGGTTTGCCCACGTCATGCCCCCGCGACCGCCAGTATTCAACGCCTTCGGTGCCTATCCCATGGGGCAGAAGCCGGATGAACTGCCGATTGATCATATCGAGCGCCTGTCATGGGAACTTTCCGAGGCTCTAAATGGCTACCAGCACGGCCGGTTTCAGGCCGTGGTTCTTCCGTCCGCATCCGCTGGCCATACGGTCATGCTCACCAAGATTGGCGTGTTCGATCTGAGGGCCAAAGCATGAAGACCGCGCCAACCCTTCACCCCTCGATCGTTAAGGCCAGCCTTGCAGCCAAGGCGGCGGAAATGGAAGTCCAGGCAGCCGCGGAATATCTCGCGGATGCAATGGCCCGCATTCACGGCGGAAAGTGGAAAATAGACATTGCCCACGAACATCACTTCGTCATGGTCTTTAACCGCGCCCGCGACAACGGCCCGATTAAACCGAAGGAAGGGGGCGTAGTATGACGACCGTCAACGGAATCCCCGAGCAATTCCTTCGCCCGGAACAGGACTGGCTAAACGAATTGGATATGACAGCTTTTGAAGGCCGGCAGTTCAACGCCGTGTTCGATGCTCTGTCGCTTGCGATAACCGGAATTTCCGGCGTCATGAACCAGCCCAGAAGCAAATCTGACAGAGGTCTCAACCCCGCAGGCAAGTACCTCAGCACGATGTTCGAGTTCATGCACTCCGAGCGGACGAGGCTGATCGAGACGCTGAACCACAAGAAGCCCAACGAAGATGACGAGGCACATATCCGCATGTGCATACTCGTTCAGTACGAGGCGGAATGCGAAGACATGAAGGCAAGCGAGCTGGCGGCCTTCGTCAAGTCGTTCGACACAAGTACCCCTGTGGATAATGGGAATAACGGGGAGAACGACGGATGAGCGTCTTGCCGGAATGGACAAAGGCAATGCTTCCAGTCGGGATGGATGACGCCGCAACGCTGTTGGGCGTCTCCCGTCGCTTCCTTACCAATCTCGTCAAGACCCATCGGCACTATGAGAAGCGCGGGGCAAAGAAGGTTTTTTACCCCGAGCACATCGTTTTGCTGCGGGAAAGCTTGAAGGAGAAATCCCCGTGTCGAACCTCGAACTCAAACAGCGCAACGGGGTCTGGTACGCGTCTGGCACAATCGCCGGCCAGCGCATACGAGAAAGCCTTGGAACTCGCGACAAGAAAGTCGCAGAAGAACTCCGGGCGCAATACGAAGCGCGCGTCTGGAAACGTCATACCTATGGCGAGGAAGCCGTAAGGCTGTTTGAAGAAGCGGCGACGAGCTACATGCGGCAGGGCGGCGAGGCCCGGTTCCTGCCGCCGATCATCAAATACTTCAAGGGGAGGGCGGTCGGCACCATCAAGCCGGCCGAACTGCGTTCTATGGCGCTGACGGTTTTCCCGACTGCGGCACCGGCCACCCGGAACCGCCAGGCTATCGTTCCCGCGCGCGCCGTGATGAACCATGCCCATGATCTGGGGTGGTGCGGCGCTATCAAGGTGAAGATGTTCGAAACGCCGAAGTCGAACAAGCATCAGCCGGTTGACCGGAAGTGGCTGGATGCCTTCCTTGCGCAATCCGACAAGGACAAGCTGTGGCATCTTTCGGCGCTAGTGCTGTTCATGAACCAGACGGCGGCCCGCGTGTCGGAAGCCGTGAACCTCATGGGCGAACACGTCGACCTGTCGGAACGAGTGGCCGTTCTGGCCAAAACGAAGACGGAAGAATGGTCGGTGCGGCACCTGACGGCCGAACTCGTTTCAAGAATGGCGGGGCTGGATATCCAGAAGGGGGAGCACGTTTTCAGCTACACGGACCCGAAGTCTGTGAACAAGCGCATCGCAGCGGTTTGCGATCGGGCGGAGATCGAGAAGAGAACGACCCATTCCGCCGGGCGGCATTCGTTTGGTACGAACGCCATGAAGCTGCCAGACGCGGATATCAAGATGGCGATGGACGCCGGCGGCTGGAAGTCTGCAAAGCTGTTTTTGGAAACCTATGTGCACAGCAAGAATGCTGGGAAAACGCTTGCTGAAAAGCTCGACAAGCAAAATGGGCTCATTGGCACAGATTTGGCACAGCCCAAAGAGAAGAAGGCGTATCGATTTGGAAAGAAAGGGTAA